TTATGAAGCAAAAAACAGAGACTCACTCCGGGCAATGTGGCTGGGGCCCCCCGAAAGGGGGCTTTGAGGCAATGTGTCATCGTCTTGCCTCTAAGCAGGGCGTCTTTGTGGAATTTGACTGGACACGTTTTGATGGAACAATCCCTGTACAACTCTTCCGCAGGATAAAGAAGCTCCGCTGGTCTATGATCTGTCCCGAACATCAGCAGCGCTACGGGCACATGTACCAGTGGTATGTGAATAATCTCATGCACCGCTACACCGTGCTGCCCTCAGGTGAGGTGACCATCCAAACCCGTGGCAACCCCTCAGGGCAAATTTCAACAACAATGGATAATAATATGGTCAACTACTGGCTTCAGGCATTTGAGTTCTGCTACTTCTTTGGCCCAAATAAAGATCTCTGGCGACAGTATGATACTGTCTGCTATGGTGATGACCGGCTTACGCGCTACCCTGAGTTACCGCCCTGTTACATCGAGCGGGTGGTCGCCATGTATAAAGACATCTTTGGCATGTGGGTTAAACCTGAAAAGGTGCGCGTTAGTGACACCCTTGTTGGCCTCACCTTTTGTGGCTTTAGAATAGGAGAGCACTACTTGCCCTATCCTGCACAGGAAGACAAGCTCTTTGCCGGACTCGTCCGGCCAGTGAGGAAATTGGCTGACTTTAAAACACTCCATGGGAAACTCTTGAGCCTGCAGCTTCTGATGCATTTCCATCCTCCGAGTCCCTTCAAGGACTACTTGGAGATGTGCTTGGCAAACACCGCCAAGTACTGCCCGGAACTTCCGGCGCGGTTTTCAGAGCGTCAGATGGACAAGCTTTGGAGGGGAGGTCCAAAAGCTGTTCATGGCTAAGGCCAAACAACAACAGAAAAATGCCACGACCGTCACTACTACAACTGTCACTGGTGGCAGTAGTCGGCGGTCTCGCAGGCGCTCTGTACGGCGCCGCGCTGCAGGCTCTTCTAACCCCTCAACAAAGACAACAACTATTCGGACTGTTCTTCGCCGCAATCCCCGGCCTCGCGGTAATCGCCGCAGGAGTAGGAATGCTCAGCGGCAGGCTCCTCGCGAGGTTGTCCAGACGGTTACGGCGACCCTCGGAACGGTTGGCGCGAACCAGGGCAATCAGGTCGAGCTTGAGATGGCAACGCTTCTCAACCCAGCGCTAATCAAGGAAACAACTGGCTCAAACGCCTTCGGCCCACTCCAGATGTATGCCTCCACACATGCCATGTGGAGAGTGGACAGGCTCACACTCAAGCTTACCCCCCTGGTGGGCGCCTCTGCCGTTTCCGGTACAGCAGTTCGTGCCTCACTGAATATGACATCAGGACCCGCTGCGCCCGCCTGGTCAGCCTTGGGCGCGCGGAAGCATGTGGATACCAACCCTGGTCGGCTGGCCTCCTTCACACTCACAGCCGCCGACATCCCTGGCCCCAAGCAGGGATGGTTTCTTACTAACACCAAACAAGATGCCGGCTTCTCGGTCGGCGGGGCAATTGAGATCCATACCCTCGGCCAGACGATGTCAACCTATCAGAATGCGGCCTACAATGGCCCACTCTTTCTTGCCGAGGTTACAGGCACCTGGAGGTTTAAGAACTATGAGCCCCAACCTGGCATGCTTAACCTCCTCAAGACCGAGGTTAAGGAACCTGCGGGCACTGTGAAGATACACTCTAAACCTGGAGAACCCGTCACACTCTCTATTCCTGAGGCGGGAACCTTTGCCGGCCTTGAGAGGCTAAATCCAACAGCCTCGGCCACACCAGGTGAGATCATCTGGGAGGTGGTGGACTCCGCCGCGAAGGCGGTTTCCGGCCTGCTCCCTCAACCCTGGCAGTGGCTCTTTAAGGGCGGCTGGTTCTTTCTGAAAAGAATTGCCAACCGGAAAGCAGTTGGCTCCGCCAGTGTGGCTGGTGAACCTGATGCAGGTGAAGTGACCTTCCGCGTCTACGCCAGTATCGCGGATGCCCAGAATGATGTGCCCTGCATCGCCAGCTCGGCGGCCTCCACTCAATCCGTGCAGACGGAGGGGATCAAGGTTTCCCAAGTCACTCCTGGGACCATTGGCATGCCTGAAACCGCAGTTGCCACCCATAACACGGTTCTACCACCCGAGCTCGGGCCCTACTCCTATCAGGGGCCCACCTTGGAGGCTGCCGCTCCTCTGCATGCTCCTAGGTACACACAGTGGACTCTTGTGGATGCTGGCACTGCCCAGGAGGGGCCTCGCCTGCACTCCGGAGTGGTTCCAGCAGAGCAGACCTCAGCCTGGTCGAGCTGCACCTTGGAGCTCCCAGGCACCTTCTATCAGAACATGCGTGAGATTGATCCCCGCGATGTTGCAGCCGGCACCTTTCCCATCAATCACTGGAATGTGAGCTCATCGAGACTCACGCGGCTCGGCACCGCCTACGGTTGCAATCAGGCGCGGGCCCGCACCTACGGGGACGGGGTCCCTCACGTGGTCATCTCTACTACCTCTGTGCTCTGGAGGGCTGATACCAACATAGGGTGGAACTATGACAACTTCCAGGCTGCCATCTGGAACCCTATCGTGGAGGCTGGGCCTACCGTCCATGGAACTGAACAGGGGCTTCCTCTCACCCGGGGCACTCTCAACTGGCCCGGGGGTGATAGGAACCGCTGGCCCTACCGCAACCAGATCGAGAAGGGCCACTGGTATGTGACCTTCTGGACTCAGTATGATCCTGATGAGTGGGTCTGGTTGGATGAGTACCATCTACAGTTCACCTTGCAACCGGGCACCCATACCCCCACTGAAAACCACCACTGGGACATAACAACAGATAGTC